AAGCTGATAATACGGATACAACGGATACAAAATCGTTATCAAAGTGATAAGTTCTATAAACGACGTGAATATATGCGGCGCAGCATTATAAACGACGTGAATGGTTGTTCCACCTGCCGGATACAAGCTCGGTGTTGTAGAGTGGATAATTGACGGGTGAAATTTGTGGTGTTTTAATTCGCGCCATGGCCAAGTACGATTTGATCACGTTTGAGCAGTTGGGTGCCGACACGGTTGCCTTTCACGAGGCTCGCGCCGGTTGTACGCTCGGTGAACTGCTGGCCGACATCGTAGCCGGTCGTGAGCGTTTAGCCGAGGGTAACTCGTCAAACTCGCCTAATTCGGTGTCGTGCGTCGATCCGACGGTCCGCGCAGAGGGCGACCTCAAGCGCCGTGAGGAAACCCGCGCATGGCTGATGCTGCAGATTTTGTCGTATTATCGGGGTGACAATGACAAAGGCGAGTACCATTATTCGCTGAGTGGCGCATACAAGCGGGTCGGTGTCTCCGCGATGACCGTTATTAAGTGGCGCGAAATTTACCCGCTGTTTTCATCATGTATCGAGTCGGTTCAGGCCGAAATGGTCGAGACGATCAGGAACGAAGCCTACCGACGCGCGGTGGTCGGTCACGACGAGCCTCTGGTGCACCAAGGCATGAAGACCGGCGAAACGGTCAAGAAATTTTCGGATACCCTTTTGCAGTTCACGCTTATGGGCTACGATGCGAAATTCCGCAAGCAGGAAATCGCACTAAATCACTCAGGGTCGATCGACTCTAACGTCAATATAGAGGGACTGCGTGACAAACTTGCAGAGCGGCTCCGGGCGAAAGCAAAGGCAGAAGCCTCAGACGATAATTGACCCGTCGAACCTTGACGAGTTCGTGTCTGAACTCTCCGATCAGGAAGCGATAGAGCTATTTTACGACTGGCACACGTGGGGTCGGGCTAATCAGCAGGTGCCGGTCGAAGAGGACTGGTGGACCATCTGGATGATTCTGGCCGGTCGCGGCTGGGGCAAAACGCGCTGTGGTGCCGAATTCGTCCGTTGGCATGTCGAGCGCGGTCTCGCAGGTCGGGTGGCGCTGATCGCCGAAGACGCGGGCGACGCTCGTGACGTGATGGTCGAGGGTGAATCCGGCATTCTGGCCATTTCGCACCCCAGTTGCCGCCCGAATTTCGTACCATCTAAGCGCCGCCTAGAATGGCCAAACGGTGCGATCGCCACCATCTATTCTGACGCCGACCCTGAAGCGCTGCGTGGTCCGCAGCACGATTTGTTCTGGTGCGACGAGCTTGCGAAATACAAGAATCCGGACTCGGTGTGGTCGAACCTGATGTTCGGTCTCCGTCTCGGCCAGAAGCCTCGCGGCTGCGTGACCACCACGCCAAAGCCCATTCCGATCATCCGCAAATTGGTGGACGACCCACGTACTCTCGTGACCACGGGAACCACCCACGAGAACTTCGCGAATCTCGCGCCGACCTTTCGTGACGAAATCATCTCCGAGTACGAGGGAACGCGTCTCGGGCGGCAGGAACTATATGCCGAGCTTATCGATCCGGAAGACTACGGTATCGTTAAACGCGAGTGGTTCCGTCTCTGGTCGGCGGACAAGCCATTTCCCGAGTTCGTCTACATCCTCCAGTCGTACGACCCCGCCTACACCGACAAGACGATCAATGACCCGACCGCATGCTCGGTCTGGGGCGTGTTTCGACCATCGGATGACAAGCCCATGTCGGTTATGCTGATCGACTGCTGGGAAGAGTTCATGATTTACCCCGACCTCAAGAGCAAAATGATCGAGGAGTACGACTCGGTTTATGGTGATCCGGGTAAGAAGGTCGATCAGGTGCTGATAGAAGAGAAGGCATCAGGGCTGTCGCTCATTCAGGACTTGCAGCGGTCCGGTATTCCTGTTCGCGGGTACAACCCCGGTCGAGCGGACAAGACCCAGCGACTGGCGTTGATCGCCAACATCATCGAGCGCGGCAGGGTTTACGTGCCTGAATCGACGCTCAAACGAGGCCAGCCTCGGGACTGGGCTGAAAAACTCATCTCGCAGATATGTTCCTTCCCAGAAAGCGAAAGGGATGATTTAATAGACACCACGTCGCAGGCGTTGCGCCTTTTGCGTGATATGAGTTTGATCACGGTTGACCTGCCTCGGGATAACGACGACTTGTACGTCGATGACACGCAACCGCGCCGTATTAACCCATACGCGATCTGATCATGGCCGAATTTACCGCACGTGCTGAACAATACCCGCTGCTTGGTGCATTAGGCCGTGCAGTATCGAAGGCCGACGAATTCGCACGAAAGCCTTTCGGTTACGAAAATCCGCCAGCGGCGATGATTTCCGATCTGCTGCAGATACCGGCGCTCACTCGCACGGTCGAGAATATCAACTACGGCTCACCACTCACCTATGGCACCGGCACTGCGCGGCAGCTAACCCCCGACACCAAAGGCGCGATCGAGGGTGCGCTCAATCTTGCACCTGCCGCCGGTCCACTAATACGCGCCACTAAGAATATGCCGATCGGCATGGTGGTCAAACCCGTCGGAAATTTGAATCTGCGGCCATCGGTATTGGCCTCTCATCTTAAAGGTCCAGAAAAGCAGAAGGTCGGTGATTTCATCAAGCAGATCAACGGCATGAAGGGCCTGACCAAGGAAGGCAAAGAGGGTGCACTCGCCTCGCTTAAGAAGATGGACCAGAACGCGGTGGTCACCAAGGATTACGTCGAGAACGCATTCGAGCCTTCAAAATACAACATCGTCGATTTGAAGGGTGCGGCGGATGACGCCATGGCTCACTTGGAAAATGAAGCGGAATACATGACTGGGAATGACCCCGAATTGTGGGAAAAATTTGCGGAATATATAGGCGTAGCTGACGATCCTCACGCATCCCATGCCCTCGATATGATTTACGGGTATTCCGATTTAACAAAACCGGTTGTTCAGGAAGCTCTAAGCCAAATATCGCCTGAGACTCGTGCTACTTTGGAAAAAAGCGGCATATTGATGTCAAACGGTAATGTTAACGCAGGTAAATTGGGTACATGGTTTGAGGAATTCCATACCGACCTTTTCGACACTAACCTCGAATACCTGCGAACGTATTATGCAGACCATGCTCTGCCCGGCGATTATTCACATCGCGACTATCAGCGACTACTTGCGGATACTTACGACCCCGATACCGTTGGCGCGTATGTTGAAAAAGGTGTGTCGCATCCTGATGCGCCAGCCAGCTACCGTCATTACCCAGAATCGGATGAGCCGCTGACTTCTCATTTTCGTGGTACCGGAGGCGGAGCACGTATGAGAATGCCGGACGATAGCGACATTCGCATGGATCCGAATTCATTCTTGATCGAAGAGTTACAATCCGATGCGAACAAAATAGCTCCGGCGGCGGGAATTTTGCATCAGCCGCATGCCACCGCATTTAAGGCAGCGGTTCAACATGCGCTAGAGCAAGGCCATGACACCATTTACATGCCGACCGCTCGAACCATCGCGCATATCAGACCCAGTTACACTCAAGAGTCATTCGCGCCGATCTACGATCAAGAAGTCGTGCGTCACGGTATCGAGCCGCTGCAAAGAATACCCGGCGTGAGTGTAGAGCCAGTGACCTATGAAGCCGCAGAAGGTCCCGCTACCGCCTATCACAAGATCAAGATTTCACCTGAGGCCCGGCAAGAGATTCTCGAGGGTCAGGGCCAGTCACTACCCGGTTTTGCTGGTGGTGGATCGGTTGACGTTCCGGCATTTGATCCCGGCGCATCGTTGATGTATGCAATGAGTCGTTACGGAGTGAAATAATGGCCGATACCGATAAGCTCCGCGAGGTCTACTTCGGGCGTTATGCGGGTCAGCAGCGCCCAGCGCCCACCAGCATCTCGGAGGCCGCTTCCCGGCTCACGGAGACTATCTCCGAGCCTATGCGAGCGCTGATGGATGCTGGAGCCGGATTCCTGCGCGGATCGACGGCTGGAACGCTTGGAGCACCCGCCGACATCCTGAATCTGCTGCGCGTCAAGCAGTTGGGCGGGTCCGACATTCCGTACGGCTATGAGTATTTCAACCGCGTTTTGCCGTCAGCGGGTCCGAGCCAAGAGGCGAAAGTCATGGGTACTCTCGGCCAATTCGCACCACTACCCAGCCGCGTGGCGACGGCTCCACTTAAAGCAGTAGCCGCAATCCCCGGTGCCATCAAGCATGGCGCGACCGAATTCGCAAAAGCATCGGCGCTCGGTGCACCACACGTGATGCGCACTCGCGGGTCACAGACAATTGACACCGGATTGCGCGAAGAACTTAGTCGGTTTTACCGTCGTCAAAATCCCGAAGGCACACTGGCGCAGCTTGAGACTACTCTTGCAGGTGCACCAGAGTCATTCACCGATCGTGCGGGGTTCGAAAATGCAATAAATGAACTCAAAAATGAGGTCGCGATCAAGAATTGGGTCCAAGGCCCGCTCGCGAAGTACATCAAGCGCGACATGGGAACGCCTGAAGACCCGGTACGACTGTTGGCCGAGGAAGGGATCGTGCACAGGCAATTCGATCCTCTGTATGCCGCTTCAAGTGCATACCAGCGGAAGCTGAGAGATTCAGCCGGGTTTCCGACGTGGGGTATGGGCGTGTCAGACGAGGCTCGCAGGTACGAGAATGTCGCTGACTACGCGGTCGGTGAACCCTATGTGGCTGGACATCCGGAGACTGCTGAAGCATTTGAATTAGCTGGTAATAAAATGCCCGACTGGATGGCGAAGCTACCTGAGGGCACGAATGTTTATGCTCCGGGTACCCGAAATATGGGCTTTGAGCATATCGTTGACGTCCTGCGTGAGGACCTTGCTGCCGGTCGCATTCGACCCGAGCAAGTGTCGAAGATTTCGATGGAACAGGCGGTGCGTCGCACCCACCAGTACGACCAAGAACTTGCCGCCAAGATGGACGCGGAGAAGGCCGCATTCCGCTCGGGTCTGCCGGTGCACAAAGAGTACAAGACTGGTTACAAGTGGGTCGAGCTTAATAAACCGGGCGCATTTGCAGCGGAGTCAGACGCCATGGGTCATTCAGTACGCGGATACGAACCACCAAAAGGTCACCCTGACTGGGTAGAAGCTTCGGGTACTTCGGGGTCTGAGTCGTATGGTCATGGTGGCTGGGAGGCGATCAAGAGCGGTCGCGCCAAGGTGTATTCGCTGATCGACGACAAAGGTCGGCCACACGCAACGGTCGAAGTGTTACAACCGAACGTTCCCACTAAGTATGATTATGACATACTCGACGAACTTGTCGGAACAAACACGCCTCTTGAAGACAGAATGTACAGAGAAGTAGGTAGTGAAGCAAAAATAGAAGATTATTACAAATGGTTAGCAGAAAACGCCGAAGGCCCAGTTAAACAGTATGCACTTGGATTCGTGAAAAAGATAAGCGATGGGCCTGCTAAAATAACTCAGATCAAGGGTAAGCAGAACGCGCGTCCGGTTGAAGATTACCAGCCCTACATCGCTGATTTCATACGCCGTGGCGAGTGGCACCCAGAAATCGGAGATATCGGACATACTGATCTGTATGATGTGGGTGGAAAATTAATGCGGAGTTCGGAACTTCGACAGATAGCTAAAGAGCATGGTATGGATTATGATAATCTTAGCGAACCCTATATGGCGGAGTATGTCAAAAATTTAGGCACTATTTATGAATCAATACTGAGCGGCAAAGAACGATCATTGGTGGACACTATTAAAAATTACACACCGCCCGAGTTTGCAGAGGGCGGCTCGGTAGATTCATTGCGAGCTATTTATTTCGGACGATAATAATGGATATGCAAGTGTTTTTTAACATAGCGGTGGCGATCGCCAGTGCATTCGGAGGATGGATTCTAAACAACATCCACCGCTCGCTGGAAAAGCTAGATAATGATGTACGTTCGATGCCGCACCAATATGTGAATCGCGACGATTATCGCGAAGATATGCGCGACATCAAAGATATGCTGAATAAAATCTTTGATCGTCTAGACGCTAAAGCTGACAAGTAATACACACAATAAGGACGATTATGGACGAGTTACTACCCGCTTTGCCACCGGAGATGGCTGCAGGTCCCGAAGACGAAGAGGGCATGCTCGTCGAATTCGATATGGAAGAGTCCGAGGTCGAGGAACTACCCGACGGTTCGGCTATCGTCAAGATGGAGCTAGGCGGTCCAGACGAGAATGAAGACTTTTATTCGAATATGGCCGAGAAGATGTCGGAGAGCAAGTTATCCGGCATGGCATTGAAATACCTGAATCTGATCGAGAAGGACAAAGAGGCACGTAAGAAGCGCGACGAGCAGTACGAGGAAGGCATTCGACGCACTGGTCTAGGTAACGACGCGCCGGGTGGTGCGAATTTCCAAGGCGCGAGCAAGGTCGTGCACCCAGTGATGGCCGAAGCGTGTATCGATTTCATGTCTCGCGCCATTAAAGAACTGTTTCCACCAGATGGTCCGGTGCGGACGCAGGTGATGGGCGAGGCCACTGAAGATAAGACTGAAGTCGCCGAACGTAAACGCGATTACATGAATTGGCAGTTGACCGAGCAGATCGAGGAATTCCGCGACGAGATGGAGCAGATGCTCACTCAGTTGCCGCTCGGTGGCTCGCAATACATGAAGCTGTGGTATGACGATCAGAAGAAGCGCCCTTGTGCCGAATTCATTCCGATCGACAACATGATCATACCATTCTCGGCGGCAAATTTTTATACCGCGCAACGGGCGGCTGAAGCGCATCACATCACACAGCAAGAATTCGAGCGTCGCGTGTCGTCGGGCCTTTATCGCGATGTGTCGGTAATTCGTGCTACCGAGGACCCTGATCCGACGCCTCCGGAAAAAGCGAACCGCAAGATCGAGGGCAAGAATGCCGATGAGAATATCGACGGGGTGCGTACGGTCTACCATGTATATGTACACCTAGAAGAAGAGGACGACAAATATTCGAAAGGCGAATCCGCGCCATACATCATGATGATCGATGAGGTCGATCGCACGGTGGTGGGCTTATATCGGAACTGGGAAGAAGAAGACGAGACGATGACCAAGCTGGACTGGATCGTCGAATTCAAATTCATCCCGTGGCGTGGAGCACTCGCGATCGGTCTGCCGCATTTGATCGGCGGGTTATCGGCAGCGTTAACCGGTTCGCTACGTGCATTGATGGATTCGGCGCATATTTCGAACGCCGCAACCATGCTTAAGCTTAAAGGCGCACGAATCTCTGGTCAGTCGCAGCAGGTCGAAGTCACCCAAGTGACCGAAATCGAGGGTGCGCCGGGTGTCGATGATATTCGCAAGATTGCGATGCCGATGCCGTTTAACCCGCCATCGCCGATACTTTTCCAGTTACTCGGGTGGCTCACCGATGCCGCGAAGGGCGTTGTAACGACGTCGGAAGAGAAGATCGCGGATGTGAACTCAAATGCGCCAGTTGGCACTACGCAAGCGTTGATTGAACAGGGTGCACACGTATTCTCATCGATTCACGCACGTCTGCATGCATCGCAATCGAGGCTACTGAAAGTACTTGGACGCATCAATCGCTGGTATCTGGAGGATATGCGCAAGGGCGATTTGGTGGCCGAATTACCTATTCGCCGCGAGGATTTCGTACGCAATACCGACGTGATTCCGGTGTCGGATCCGCACATATTCTCGGAAACTCAACGGATGGCGCAGAATATGGCGATCATCCAGCTGGACAAAGCGTATCCGGGTGTGATGGACCCGACGGCGATCGTCACGCGGTCACTGAAGCAGTTGAAAGTTCCAAATATCAAAGAATTGATGCCGAACTTGCCGGAGCCGGAAGAGCTAAATGCCGCTGAAGAAAATGTCGCAATGTCACTTGGCCGTCGAGCGTTTGCGTACCCGCATCAAAATCACCTCGCGCATCTGCAGACACACCTCGATTATGCAATGAACCCGATCTACGGGTCGAATCCATTGATTGCACCATCGTTCACACCCAGCGCGATGGAACACATAAAGCAGCATTTGGTGCTTTGGTACTCTAATCGTATGCGTCAGTATGTGGAAGGAGCACTAGGATCGCCGGTTAAAGATTATGATATGCCGGAAATCACCGATCAAGTGGATAAGTTATTTGGTCTCGGTTCGCAGTTGGTGAACATGGATGCACAGCAAGCATTCGCAAGGCTGATGCCGGTATTGCAGCAGATGGCTCAAATCGCGGCAACGTACG